GGGCCCTGGATGATTTCATCCACCTTTCTCCCGAAGAAGTAGCCTGACGAGGCTACTCTGGGAAGTACAATGGGTCCCATTTGGGACGCCATTGTGCCTTCGCCGTGGTGGAGACACAGACAGAAAGTGGTTGCTCATCAAACGCAACACGCTCTCTGTTCCTTGTCAACCTAAGATATTCATACAATCGAATATCTTCATCGTCGTCGTTATTGCGACTGTTACTTGTCGCATGACCACACCGATAGAGCGTTGTTTGCCATCCTTGATGGTAGCAAGACTCTAGGTGCCAATTTGTAGGCGTCGGGGAGAACAAGCCGTTCTCGCCGGTACTATCAAAAGGCACGCGGTATGGTGGTGCGAGGCTATTCAAAGCCTCGATGACCCTACGGCGAACCGATGGTAGACGAGCATTGCACTCGTTTGCAAGGGTTACAAGATTCTGTATCCGTGACGGTTGCGGTCCTAGTTTCGAATACCCAGAGAATTTTCTGGATAAGCGAATAGGTGCAACATCGTGACCGGACAAGAATTCACCGCCGCATGACTCTCGGAAATAATAATCTCCGGAAGAGTTATAGTAAGACTTGATCGAATTGACACTGAAGCCAACTCGATTCAACTCTTCTATAACAGCGGCAGCGTATTCAGTCTCGACGATTATGTCGTCACCGAACACGCGATAGATTGATCTATCAGCGCGGCCACCACAATTCTCGATAGCCGCTTCGACAATTGCAGAAAAGACGATGCACTCTATAGGAAAGCATAAAGCAGATCCCATAGGTGCGTATTTCTTCTGCAGGTGCTTACTCCCATTCGGTAGCGTCACAGACGTTGACCGACACGAGAAAAGCACCTCCCTTAATAGGGTCTTGTCGAACCAGCAGCGACTCAGAGAATTCGATACACTATCGCTTGCATTGGAGAGGTCAATGGTGGATAATGATCCACCGATCGACCCTTCCCAAGCTAGGTCTCTCGAAATCTCCTGGTCGTGGAGATCAATCCTCCTTCTTAACACGGGATGGCCTCGAAAATAGAGGTCAAGCGCATTAAAGAAGCCTTGCTGAATCCATTGTAAGCTTGTAGGCTCAGCACAAATTGTGCGAAGCTTTTGGGCCGATTTTGGTACACAAATTAGGCGAGATGTCCTATCAGGGATAATTCCTTCCCTAGGTAGGCATTGATCATCTAATTTGTTCAGCAGGTATCTCGAGCGAAGATCGAAGCCCAGATGCTTATACTTATCAGCGATTATCTTATTAGGGATATCGCTAACAGCACCTGGACCATGCTTCGGTACCCAATTGTCGTATAACATATGACGACAATCACGAGGAAACCACTTTTCGATGATACGCGCTTCTCGATCGTCTTGCGACGCTTCGATAAGCGACATATCAGTCGAAATGTAGGCATCAACTGCATCGCTTTCTAAATCTTTCAGACCTTTCAAGGTCAGTCGTGATATGAAAGCAAACATTTGATGAAGGGATTGAAATGCTGAAATGGAACCTTCGTTCCACGCGGCTATTACTCCTTTTGCTGGACCAATTATTGCTCCAGCAAACGGGTACTTATTGGTAAGACAGTGTTTAAAGCTGTCATATGACCGAAGTTCAGGTGCACCTACGCTATTAAGCAATAGGTCATCTGCCTCTTTCATTAAACCAATAAGGTCTCTCACATCTAAGACACTGATGGATTTAATCCATTCAGTGGACAAGCGATGTGATGGATGCCCCTGGAAGGAGATGAGAATATCGTACCAACAAAGGAATAACAATAGTAATGAGTCTCGGTATGCATCAGCATTCCGTCGACTCATTGTCTCGTTGTTCCTTGTGACACGGGCGCGCCGAAGCTCTGCTTCGACGTCTTTCCAGATCTCTCTGATCTGGTTCGATCTGTGTGACATAACTTGCCTCCTATAAATCTTTAGGAAGTAAGCTACCGCGGACCATTGCACTTATCCGTTCAGACGTAATGACGCCGGTATTAAACATACCGTCGACAATACGACCGAGGAAGGCTTTGATCTGATCGGCTGTCACTAATTCATGAGCCGGGATCTTAAGAACGATGTGCCCTTCAACAGGCAGATCGACTCTATAAGTCGCGTCGGATGAATCAGTAACTGTCCAGACGTCATTCAATTGACAGAATACCCTAGCGCCGCGTCTTGTTGGCGCGTAAACGGTAGGGTTAATTCCTTTTCCCTGGTACATGTCTTTAACTTCGGACATGCCCCAACGGAAAGTCTCGACACAGTCGATCGGACTGGTAAGGTTTGCAGCGATGGCCTCATTGGGCTCATCACTCTTAACCACCCAGTCATCGGCGAAATTCAGTACCGAAATCGGTAGTGATAACGTCGTCACACCAGATACCGCAGTATCAGTCCTATTTAAGCTAATTGCTTTGGACATGATATGCTCCTTTCTCTCGCTTTAAACACGAGAAGTCTACCTGCGCCTCGAAAGTAAGAGCGCAGTTGCTTCTAACCAATGGTTAGAAACATCAGATTGATTAAGTGTTAAATCGGGAAGAGGGATGTCGCATGTTGGTTGCGACCACCGGTCGTATCTAACGACCGACACTTGACCAGTACAAACCTTCTCCATCCACGACGGCAGTAAATCTGCGGCCGACATGGCTGGGAACGTGACGCGCTTTGACTTAAGAACAGAAAGGACCTTCAACACACTAATGTATGTTTTAGAATCCTGTTTGTTCAAAGCCTCTTGCACGTCAACTACCCAATCTAGTACAAAAGAGTAGGGAATCAAATCCCAACAATTTTGTAAGGATGGAAAGAAGTCCCAATCCATCAAACTCTTAACCGTACCTGTCCATCCACTATCTACAGGATCGTAATAGATCTTGTAGTGTAGTTCTGCGATAGGCCAAAGCCGTACATTTTGGTGTACGAACGGTGGAGTTAGCGGAATGCTAGTCGTCGCTCTCACAGCATTATAGATTCTGTGAGGTATACGATTACTCAGACGTTTTAAAGCGTCGCGTATTTCAAGAGTATCACTTACGGTTAATGATATACCGTAGTGCTCCATTAGATACGCCTGACTCATAGTCTTAAGATTGAGGTGCCTCAAACCTTTAATGGTTTTAAGAACATCTCGAATCTTGACAAGGTCAGAGAGATAGGCGATAGAATTAATATCTAACGCCCTAGCATCTTGAACAGCGGTATGCGCGAGGTCCCCCCAAGTTCCAACAGGGAGGATATCGTAGTAGTTCTCAACAGACATCAGATAGTCGTTAACATAGTTACGAACTAACTGATGTGTGGGAGTTACATCCGGATAACCGCTGAGCTTGGCCATGAAAGTTGTTCCCGAGGTAGACGGTGTAACATCCGTCAAACTCGAGTAGGGCAATGAGCCCTTACCGTAGTCAAAATTGCCATTCAACCGAGAGTATGAATACTTACTCCCCTCGATGGCAAAATTGACAGCTAATAGAGTATAAACTACTCTGTCAGCCGTGGTAATACCACTAGCGTTAACAATGCGTTCATGGCGCTGAGCCGTAATGACGACACGATCGGAGCGAGGCCACGCAACATCAAGGGACAACTCACTTTCATAGTAAGTAGATCCTGTGCTGTTTTTGGCCACGAAGTCTCCGACGCTGGTGTGATAAGAGGAACCATACGGTAGTACATGACTTGCCGTAAACAACTTTGGGTCAGTAGGATATCTACGATATTGATATTCGGAAGCCGGAAAATATTTCGGACCGGATACCAACGAAGTAGCACCTACAAACTGATAAGTTGTCCTCTTAACAGGACCAGAGGCTACCATACCGGTGGGTATCAGGAATAATGATCCTGAGCCGTTGATATGATGACAACTGCGATCACCTACAAGGTTTTCGCGGCTATCTTCAACCGGGCAGTCAATAACCGACCCTGAAAAGGGTCGTTGGCCCATCAGAAACAGAATCTCTGCTCTGAAGCCAATATTGACTGCTACCGGACAGCCGATAAACCTGTCGCCATTGCCAATTTGGGAAAAACTGATCAAATAAATCACCTCCTTCCGAAGCCCCA